TGATTTCCGATTTATTCTTTCACAACGCCGCGTATGCAATGGTCATGGAAAGATACGCAGACACAGGCAAAATTCGAGCAATGGAAAGAGTTGCACCAGAGCGCGTGTCAATTACTACAAATTTTGATAACACAGAAATTACAGCTTATGAGATCGACGGCAAGCCAATTGACCCAACAAATCTGGTCGTGTTTCCAAATACGCAAGAGGGTTTGTTAGCGCGTGCAGGTCGCACAATCAAAGCTGCTGCCGCGTTAGAAAAGGCGTCACTTAATTTTGCCAATGAGCCAACACCGCTCATGGTATTGAAATCTAACGGCACATCATTGCCAGCAGATCGTGTTGCAAAAATTCTTAACGCTTGGCGTACAGCTCGTGCTAACAAATCAACAGCATTTCTTAACGCTGACGTCACAATGGAGTCAGTTGGTTTTGACCCTAAGAATTTGCAGCTCAATGAAGCCAGAAACTATGTATCTTTAGAATTAAGCCGTGCGTGTGGGTTGCCTGCCTATTTCACAGACAGCCAGCAGTCGAGTTTTACCTACGCCAACGCTTTAGACAAAAGGCGCGACCTTGTGGACTTTGCTTTTAGAAATTACATGTCAATCTTGGAACAAAGGTTATCTTTTGCCGATTTCACACCAGCTGGCAACAAAGTCATGTTTGACTTAGACAATTTCTTGCGTGGTAATCCATACGAGCGCGCGCAAGTCTATGAAATCTTAAATCGTATCGGCGCAATGTCGATCGACGAAATACGCGCAGAGGAGGACATGTTGTTATGAAAAAACTCATCACACCAATTGCTATTACCGCAGCTGACTCAAACAGTCGCACGATCACTGGTCGCATTGTGACATTTGAGGAAACAGGAAACGCCTCAATTGGCAAGGTGCAATTTGCTAAGGGCAGCATTGAAGCAAAGTCTGTTTTGCTTAACCTAGAGCATGACCGCACACGCCGTATTGGTAAGACTTTGTCAATTGAGTCAAACGAGCAAGGCATTGACGCAACATTTAAGATCGCCAACACAACAGCTGGTACAGATGCACTTGTAGAAGCTGCTGAAGGTTTGCGCGACGGTTTTAGCGTCGAGGTTTATTTTGACGAGTATGAAACCTTGAAGGACGGCACAGTACGCATTATCAAGGGTGAAATGACTGGCGTTGCTTTAACGTCAGAGCCAGCAATTAGATCAGCGCGAGTCGCTGAGGTCGCAGCTACTGAGGGCGACGAGGAGATTTCTGACTCAACAATTGAGCCAGATGCAACACCAACAGAAAAGGACGACGAAGTGGAACAAACCGTTACACCAGCGGAAGCCGTCGAAACGGTAGAAGCCGCACAGTCAGTAACAGCAAATGCAAAGCCAGCAGTGGGTGGTTGGACATCAAAGCCACGCCTAGAGTTCACAGCTGCTAAGTATTTGGAAAACACAATCCGCGCATCACTTGGCGAGGAGTCAGCACGTCAGTATGTCGCAGCGGCAGATGACACAACAGACAACGCAGGTCTTGTGCCTACACGTCAGTTGACAGAAGTTATCAACGGACTTGCTAACAACACACGATCAGCAATTGACGCAATCAGCCGTGGCGTTTTGCCTGATGCTGGTATGTCTTTCGAAATTCCAAAGATCACAACAATGCCAACAGTTGCTGAAACAGCAGAAGCAGGCACACCAAGCGAGACAGATCAGGCTTCAAGTTTCTTGTCAGTTACAGTCAAAAAGTATGCTGGACAACAAACATTTAGCGTTGAATTACTAGATCGCACATCACCATTATTCTTTAACGAGTTGCTCAACAACATGTCAGCAGCTTATGCAAAGGCAACCGACCTTGCTGTTTACACAGCACTGGCATCTGGTGCAACAGCTGATGCAACAACACTGACAACATACCCAACAGCTTCTGAGTTGCTTGGCTTTGTGTCACGCGGTGCTGCATCTGTTTACTCAAACACACAAGGCTTTGCAACAAACATCTTGGCAAACACAAGCCAGTGGGCAAACCTAATGACACTTAACGACTCAGGTCGTCCAATTTACATGGCTGCACAGCCAAGCAACGCAGGCGGCGTAGTACGTCCAGACTCAATCCGCGGCAACGTCGCAGGTCTTGATCTATACGTCACAGCAAACGTACCGTCAGCAAATGACACAGACAAAGACGACTCAATTTTGATCGTCAACCCAAGCTCTTACACATGGTACGAGTCACCAACATACCGTTTGCGTGCAGACGTAATCGCGTCAGGTCAAATCTCAGTTCAGTTTACGGATACGGCGCAATTGCAACCAAGATCGGTGCAGGCGCGTTTGGTATCAACAAGACCTGATAACTAGCCACTAACTAATCATGCGGCGGGTTCTCCCGATCTCGCCGCAGCAGTCGAAAGGAAACGGACATGCCAGCCATTGTTACAGCAAGTCAATTGCGCACGGTGCTTGGCGTGTCCGTTTCACTTTACAGCGACAGTTATTTAGACGAGATCATCAACACCAGCGAGGACGTCATTTTGCCAATGCTGGTTGCAAACGTTTCAGGCATTGACGCTTACAAGTTAAAAGACAACGTAGCTACTTTTTACACAATCCGCGAGCATTATTTTGTAACTGGTCAATCAGTAATCGTGACAGGTTTGCCTGCACCATTTAGCGCGACTTTTACAGTCGTTGACGCCGCGCCTTATTACTTCACAGCTGCACTTACAAATGCTGACGTCACATTGCGCCCAATAGTGCCAAACGGCAAAGCGACTTTGTCAGGTTACTCAGCTGCTCAAATTTATGCCAGCACACCAGCAATTGAGTCAGCAATCTTGGCTGTTAGCGTTGAGGTCTTTCAATCACGCGTTGCAGCTGGTGGACAGATCGAGGGCGTGGACTTTGCCAGTTCGCCATACCGCATGGGTCGCAGCTTGACCAACCGCGTCAGCACATTGCTTATGCCTTATTTGGACGCCGAAACAGTGGTTCAATAAATGCCAGCAAACTCAATTGCCGAAACACGATCAGCTTTAGCAAACGCCTTTAGCGCGCTATCTGCAAACGTGTATCCAAGCGTGCCTGAGTCACCAATACCGCCAGCCATTGTTGTCGTACCTGACAGCCCATACATGGAAGTCGTGTTAATTGGCAAGGCAAAAACACAGGTCAAACTTAATTTTGCAATCACAGCCATTGTCGCCAGCAATAGCAACGCTGGGTCACTGGATAATCTAGAAAAGCTCATAATCGGAATTCTTGCGGCAATGCCCGCAGGATACGTCGTAGGCGTAATTGAAAAGCCAACGGTGTTGGAAGTAGGACAGTCTCCAATGCTTGTCGCTGACATAAACGTTTCGACTTATTACACTCAAACAACATAGGGGACAAAATGCCAACGACAATCATAACTGGTCGCGATTTAGTCGTGACCATTGCAACCGTTAACTATGACGCACAGGCGACCAGCGCAACTCTTGCGAACAGCCCAACCGTCGAGACATACCAAACACTGGACGGCAAGGCTTACAAGCACATTGACGATCAGTGGACTTTTGACATTTCAATGCTTGCTGACTGGGGCGCATCAGGTTCTCTTTGCGAAGCATTGTGGACAGCTTGCGAAACAGCACCAAACACAACTCTGGCAGTTTCAATGACAGCCGTGACAGGCGCAGTTTTTGCATTTAACGTAATGCCAGTGTTTCCAAGCGTCGGCGGTGCTGCACCAGATGCACAGACCGTTGACCTATCATTTGTCGTAGTGGGAACACCTACTGAGACATTTAGCTAAAAACTACTAATCGGGAGACAAAATGAAACTACCAATCACAATTGAATACACAAACGGCGATCAGATCACTTACACAGCTGCACCGCCAGAGTGGGTCAAATGGGAAAAGCACACAGGTCACACAATTGCTCAGGCACAGGAAAAGATCGGCATTTCCGATTTAGTATTTCTTGCCTATCACGCTATGAAGCGTGAAGCAGCTGGAAAGCCTGTCAAGCCGATCGACATTTGGACAGAAGGTATTGCTGAGGTAATCGTAGGTGAGGCAAACCCAAAAGCTACGCCGTCGGAAGCCTTAGCAGAATAGTTTGGGAGGTAGCTCTGGCAACAGGGCTACACCCAGATGTTTTTGAGACAGCCGAGGACATACTTACCGTCATTGAGATTTTGGAAAGGCGAGCAAATGGCTAAAGATGCAATCAGCTATGACAAGGCTGAGCTGCGCGCCATTACTCGATCTTTCAAGGCTATGGACGACGAGGCGTTGTCACAAGCTAAAGAGGCAACCTCAGCTCTAGCCACTTATGTGCAGGGCAAAATTAAATCCGCAGCTAGTACAAAAACGCGCAACCTTGTTGACAACCGCGTTGCTGACGGCTCGAAAGTGTCTAAGTCATCAAAAATTGGTGAGATCAGTTTTGGTTATGCCTCACAAAAATTAAGCGGTGGCGCAACGACTCAGCAAATTTGGGGCGGCGTTGAGTTTGGGTCAAACAAATACAAGCAGTTCCCAGTGTGGTCAGGTCGCGAGGGTCGAGGCTCACGCGGTTGGTTTATCTATCCAACATTGCGAGCTGCACAACCTGAGATCATTAAGCAATGGGAACAGTCATTTGAGAAAATAGTTAAGAGGTACAACTAATGGCTGGAAGTCGTACCCTCAAACTTTCCATACTTGGAGATGTTGACAACCTCAATAAATCGCTTAAAGCAGCCAGCAAAGATGTTGACACTTTTGGCGACAAAATGGGCAAGGTTGGCAAAATGGTTGGCGCAGCGTTTGCAGCTGCTGCCGCTGCTGCTGGTGCTTATGCAATCAAAATTGGCGTTGAAGGCGTCAAGGCGGCAATCGAGGACGAGAAGGCACAGACACAGCTGGCACTGGCTTTAGAAAACGCCACAGGGGCTACAAATGCACAAATTGCTGCAACTGAGCAATCAATTTTGCAAATGTCACTGGCAACTGGTGTGGCAGATGATGAGCTACGACCAGCACTGGGTCGTTTAGTCAGATCAACAGGCGATACCGAAAAGGCTCAGCAATTACTTGCACAAGCTTTAGACATAAGCGCAGCAACAGGAAAACCGCTCGAAACCGTCGCAGCCGCCCTTAGTAAGGGTTTTGATGGCAACACAGCAGCACTGGGCAAATTAGGCGTTGGCTTATCTGCTGCCGAATTGAAAACAATGTCATTTACACAGGTGCAGGACAAGCTGACAGAATTGTTTGGAGGCGCAGCTGCACGCAACGCTGACACTTACGCAGGACGCATTGCTCGCATGCAAGTGGCATTTAATGAAGCAAAAGAAACAATCGGTTTTGCGCTGTTGCCAATCCTTGAAAAGCTTATGGGTTTTATCAACAACAACGCTTTGCCAATTATCAACGCATTTAGCGGTGCATTTAGCCTCAACGGCAATGGGCTTGGCGGTGTAATCACAACACTTGGCAACATCATTGTTAATACTTTTACGCCAATTGTTAACGGCATGATCAAAGCGTTTGGATACGTCAGAGATGCAATCGGTGACAACCTTGACACTTTCAAGGAATTTGGCGCGTTGATCGCAACCTACGTTGCACCAGTCATAGGCACGGTTTTGGGCGGTGCTTTACAGGTTGCAGGCAAGATCGCAGGTGGCGTCATTGACGTCATTGCTGGTGTGGTCAAAATTCTTAACGGCTTAATTTCAGGTGCGGTTGCAGGTATCAATGCTTTGATTTCTGCCTATAACGCAATACCGTTTTTACCAAACGTCAGCAAGATTTCAACACCAACGGTCAGCGTGCCAACAATTAAGACACCAACAGTGCCAACAACAACGACGACTATTCCAAAGATTTCAGCACCGTCAGGCGGTGGCGCAACGACCACGTCAAGCGGTGGCGGTGTTTCAACAGCTGCAAAAGTGGCTGCAACCGCTGCCGCTGCGACGACTGGTGGCATTGGTTCATTTGATGCTGGGCGTTTCCGTATGGGCGAGGAAAAAGACCGCGTCGGTACAACAATCAATCTGACCGTGACTGGGGCGTTTGATAAGGAAGGCACAGCACGCACAATCGTTGACACATTAAACAACAGCTACTATCGCGGCACAGGCGGCGCAACTAACCTGCAAATAGCATGACCCAGTGGACGCCAGTTTGGCTGGTAGAGATCGACGGCGTTTCTTACACTGACGCCGTTTTGGCTAACCTAACAATCAGGTCAGGTCGAACAAACATTTAC